TACCAAAATTTAACATTTCGCACCCGACTTTGGCACGGTTTTTGTTATGCGTGTGCGCCCGTGAAATTGTTTCACGTGGAACACTGCCGCACCGACACACAAAATAAATTGTTTCACGTGGAACACAATGTTAAATAATCATAAAAGAATAATTTAACACAAAATAACACGCCAACCGCTTGCGTATCGAAATAATTGCGTACATTTGCATCGTGTTAAACAATTAAATACTTATCAAAATGAAAACAACAGATTTAATTTATCAAAATCAGCAAGTTTTGAACGCATTGCAAGAAATGTTATTGCAAAGTAAGAAACACATTGAATTTTTGTCGGCAAGTGCGCCCGATATTCGTAAGAATTTGGAAAGCATCGCCGAAAACCTGCAAACGGGAGTTAACATTTTGGAAAGTCAAATCGTGTTCAACCGTGATACACGCAACAAGTTCGCAAAAGAAGTCGCCTGCAAAAATCAAGCGTATCACTTTATCGCCGCTGAAAAACTTATCGGGCGTTTCAAAACCTTTTGCGAATGTTACCCAACAAACTTGTACATCGGTTTAACGGGCGTTGAAACATTGAAAGACAAATAACAATCAGCAAGCGAAGAGAAAAGGCGGTAACAATCAAGTTGCCGCCTTTCTTTTTATCCTGCCTTTCAGTTACTCAATATAAACGCCGTCAGATAAAGCCGTGTATATCATTTCCTGCTCGTCTGCAAGCATTTCGGCGGTGTGGATAGGTGTAACATCATCGAATATATTAAACCCTCTGAAATCGCCTAAAATGCCCGTTTGTCGGTCGGTGTTCCTGCCCTCGCTTGCGCTCTCGTACCACTTGCAGTAAATGTAAGGTTCTAACCCGTAATATAACATTTCGTTCCAATCATCGCCGCCAACGGTTTTAACTTGGGTGCTTGGCGAAAGGTATATTATTTCGCTGCTTGGCTCTGTTTCCTCAACTTGGAACACAACGCCGTCACAACTCAAAAGCGCAACCCCGTTGCCCGTCACCACGTTTATAACGTACTGCAAAGCTATCGTTTTACCTGCATAATCATTATTGAGGTTTACAAAGCCTGCAAACGGCAAAAAGATTTGTATTTCGCTTTCGTAGTCGGTGTTATCCTCATTGTGCGCTGGTACAATCGCCGTGCCGAAATCAAGCGTTATTTTGTCTTGCGCTGGTTGCTGGCACGAAACGCCCGTATTAAAGTTGCCGCATCGTATTACATCGGTGCTAAACGGCGTTATATCCGTGTAAATTCTTTTGATACGGTTAACATACTCGCCCAAATCCACATTTTCGCCCCCGTCCGTGAAATAACGCTTTGAGGCAAATTCTTTCAGATTATCAAGCGTTACAAGATACACGTTAATAGAGCCGTATTGTTTGCCCACGACCTCAACGGGGAAACACTCTCCCACTATATTAACCCGACTATAATCGCCGCTATTTTCAAGTTGGTACGAAATTGTAGCTTTTTTCTTGTCGCCAGAAATCGTAAACGGTGTTTTCGTTTTATGTCCTCCTATGCGTGTCGTGACGCTTAAATAGGTTGTTTCGTCCGTGTGAAATTCGGTGTTTGGGTTCGCATCAAGTTCCACCGTTATAAGGCTGTCAAAATCCACATAATCGGGTAACGGTTCTTTGCTTGTGCAGTTCGTGAGCGACTTTGTAAGCGGCAAAGTCCGTATATAAGTCCCCGTAACCGTCACCGAATAATCTCCGCCCAAATCAGTAATAACGGCGGTTGCCGTCACTCGTGTTGACGTGCTTTTTACCTGCATATCTTGCGTTGTCGGCTCGCCGTCCGTGTTGGTGTAATGCACTTGCGGCTTATCAAGTCTTGCGTTAATATAAGACGGTGTTTTTACGGTTATGGTGAGAGTTTCGCCGTCCCACTCGTGGCTTTCCTCTGTCCCCTCTATGTTGTTAGTAACCGTTGGCGTAATGGGTTCGGGTATCGCCACTACCTCGCCACTAATAACAACGGGTGTATTAACATCTAAATCGGTTATTTGTATGGTAGCCGTGTTCCCGTCAACGGTTAGGGACGTTTCTGTCGCCGTTCCTGCACTTGTATTGTAGCTTGCTTTCGCATCTTGGAACGTGTAACCCTCGCTTGCCGTTACGGTTATGGATAGTGTGCCGTCTTGGTAGGTGTGTTGTTCGGTGCTGTCGGCTATGTTGTTTGTTACGGTCGGTTCGGTGGGTTCGGGTGTTACTTCTTTACGGGTGGCGTTGAAAGTAATCGTATCGTTTTTACGGGGAACATTTGTACCCACATTAACCCCGTATGCCTTTGTATATGGACTTTCGGATACCAACCCATCATACTGCTCCATACGTTCAAACCCAATCGTTCTGGGTATTTGTGACCACATATAACCGTGCGGATATTGTGCGGTGGATTCTGAATAGGGCGTTAATTCATAATCGGGGCTTATATATAGAAAAAATATCGTGTCCCCGTTATCGTCAACGCCGTATTTTAGCGCATATTCTCTGTTAAAACCCGTAAGGTATGTGATAACGCTCGTAAAATCGCTTCTTGTATCATTCAGTGTCATTGTCGTTACCTTTTAATGTTACCATAATAATGCCGCCCGTTTCATTCAGTAAACCCGTATTTGCAAACGGCACTTTCTCAAAATTCGGGGTTCTGTTGTACACCGTTTCACGGTTTGAAATATACGGGTCGGGGTTGTCGCTTTCAGATACACGCCCCGTTGCCGCTAAAATTTGCGTTTCGTAGGTTTTAAGCACATCAATACGCAATGCAAGTTCGTAGGCGTTGTTTCCCTCAAAACTCACCCTATCCACGAAATAATAACGCCCCAAATCGGGTATGTAACAATAATTGAAAGTCGGTCGGGGTTGCTTTCGTAGTGTTACGGTCGGGCGCAACACATCGAAAGTTTGCCGCAAATCACCCTCAATCGCCGTAAACTCGCCCAACTGCTTGTTTACCGTGTTCGGGTGTCCGTTGTATGAATAAAAGTTTATCGTTGTCATATCTGCAAAGAAAAAAGGCGGTGCGGTGCGCTTTCACCTGCACCCACACCGCCCGAAGTTAAACAATCTAATACCTATTGAGTTACTCAATAAAGAATACTACAAAGTTTTCGTTTGTGTCGTTGAAATACCCTGCATCAAACTTGTAATAGTTGTTGAAAAACTCTGCCTTTGCGTTGTAGTTCGTTGTTACTCGTCTGTCAAGATTGCAAACGCCCAACGCATCACGGTCGAACATTACGCCCAACACGCCCGTAATTTCAACATCTTTGCCGCCGCTTTCCTTAACCTTAATATGTCCCGTGCTGGCGAAATCGTAGTTCTTTCCGCTGCCCTGCCAAAAAGGTACGGTTTCGGCTTGCGGCAAAAGCACATCACCACGGTTGAACGTGTCGGAATAAAGATAGGTTTGCGCTGCCTTTGCAAAGTCGGACAAAAGTACAACGTGTAACATATCTTTCGGGGTGAAGCGTTCCTTTTTTCCCACGTTAAACAGGGTGGAAATGCTTTGCAGGCGGTCGGCATACGTACCCATAACGTAAGACGCAAAGCGGATAAAGTCTGGGTCGGTTATCGCCTTTGCCGCTGTCAGTGCGTCAGGGTTCGGGGTCGGTGCGCCACCGCCTTGCGCTGGTGTTGCAGGGAAATACTTGTCATTGTACAACTTCAAAAGGTTTACACAACGTGCCGTGCTGCCTTTTGAAAGGTCTGCGCCTGCCATGTCACCGGCTGCCGTTGCCCCAAACGCCTGCGCATCAGCCAACACGGTTTCCGCAATCATGTTGTTGATAGTACGCATAATCAAAGCGTCTGCCTTGATAGTCATTGACTTTTCAACGGCTGCATAAATCATCGAAATAAATCCGTTAAGTTGTGCAGCACTTGAGAAACTTTCCTTAACCTGCCTTTCGGTGATTGATACGGGCACTTCAAACGTAACCTTTGAGTTGAAAAACTTTGCGGTAACGGTCGGTTTGTGGAAAACATCTTGGTCGTAACTCTTTTTGTCCTCCAAATCCCACGTATCATTTTCCTCGGCTTCGGGAACGTCAGCCGAAATTTTCTCCAGCACGCTGCCAAACTCCCACGCATCCATCAGTACAGACGGCACTTTGCCCGCATAAGGTCGGTTTACGAAAATCACCTTTCCAATGTGGTTCACAAGTGATTTTACGTAATTATCCACGGCACTTTGATTGAACACTTCTTTGCCCAAATCCACAATGCCCGTTAAATCTTCCTGCACAATGTCGGTTTTGCCCAACACTTCACCCGATACTTTGTTAATAATCTGGTAAATCTGTTTTACTTCCATATTGCTAAAAATTAAATTAGTTATTCGTAAATACTCGTTGTTATCTCTCTTACAAGTGCAAAGATAATGTTTTTTCTCCAATTATCACGCCTTAACTGCATTTCTTTTGCAATTTCGGTCGAAATTGATTTGCTTGCGCCCGTTCCCTTGCTGGTTTCGGTCGTTTTGCGGCTCTCTGTGCGGTTTCTCTCATCGGCTGCGGTCTTTCGGTCGCTGTCTGAAAAATCGGTGTCATTAAACGCCTTGTTTGCGCCCGTTTCGGTGTTGTCGGTGCTTTCCTGCAAAGTTACGGTTTCCGTCCGTTCAACGCTGCCCGTTACGGGTGTAAGCACATCGTAATCGGCTAACATCGCCGCCGCTTCACGTTCCCAGCCTTGCACGTTTACCGCAATCACCGCCGAAACAACATCGCTTGCGTTGTCGCTGGTTATGCTGCTTACAACGGTCTTGCCGCCGTACATCAGTAAGGCGTAAGCGTCTAACTTGGTCGGGTCGGTATCGCCGAAAATTGCGGCGTACTCTGTCGGGTATTCGGTATTGAAAACCGTTGCGAATATCCCGTTACCCTTTGTAAATAGTTCGCTGTATTTCATTGTTTATCTTTGTTTTCTTCGTTTTCTTCTATTTCCTCTGTTTCCTCTGTTTCGGTATCGTTACCGTCCGTTTCCGTTTCCGTTTCTTTCGTTTCCTCTGTTTCCTCTGTTTCCGTGTCGTTTCCGTCTGTTTCGGTGTCGTTTCCGTCCGTTTCGGTGTCGTTTCCGTCCGTTTCGGTTGTTTCCTCTGTCGGGTCGGGTTCGTCTGTCGGGTCGGGGTTTTCCTTTGCCGTTTCCAAATCAGCCGCCAAAGCGTTGTAATTATCCCTTTCCAAACCCCAACTTGAAGCAAGTTTAACCGAAATTTCGGTGTCAAACATCGCATTAATTTTCTCAACTGCATTTTGTCTTTCTTTTAGCATATTATCCACATACGGCAAAAGTACGTCCACATTCATAGATACCTCGCCCAAATTGAGGCGTTCACGCTTCATATTATAATTTGCGTTTAACCCCAATTCGTTGTACATACTCGCTTTGTAGTATTGTATCAGTTCAATAAGTTGCGTAATATACACGCTGTTTGTGGTCGGGGCTGTCTGCATATTTACGCCTTTGAAAAAAGCGTTTTCCCCGATAATTGAAAACTCGCCGTCTTGTATCTTGCGCAAAAATTCCTCGGCACTTTGTTTCGTATTGTCATCGCTGGCACTTATCAGCATTGTAATTCGGGTCAAAATGCTTGCCGTGTTCAACGAAATAAGGCCGTCAGTATGTAAGACGGCATAACGCCCGATAAGCGGCAAAAGGCTTTCGCCGTTGCTGTCATTCTCAATCAAAACCCCATCTTTCTGTATATCGTAGGTTTTGTTTAACTTTAATGCAGGGTTCGCCACGGTGTAAAGCGTTGCCCGTCCGTAAACATCGGGTTCGCCGCCTTTGCCGCCCGAAAGCGCATACAAAACCCCGTCCACGCTGGTAACAAAGGCGTTGCCCGTGGTCTGCAAAAGCCGCTCCAATTCCTTTTGAGGTATGCTGTCGGGCAAACCCTCATACTCAAACATACTTTGAGTTTTCGCCAACGTGTTTGCCATAAATTCGGTTACGGCGGTGTCTTTGTCCCTTACTTGTTGCTGGTACAACTTGTAAATGTTATCTTTCCTTTTCATCTGTCAAAACTTTAATAAGCGTTGTTAATTCGGCTAACACTTTCGTGTTTTCGGCGATAGTGTCTTTCAGGTGTTCCGTTTCGTCTTGGTGCGCCTGCCTTTGTTTCACCATATACCAAAACAATGCCCCACACATCACAATCGGAAAACCCAAACTTGAAATGATTTGAATAATAGTATTTGCGTCCATATCAATAAAGTTTTAGTTCCTATTGCAAAGGTAGGCATTTATTTCGTAAAACGTGCGGTTCGGCACGAAATTTGCACCAAACCGCCCGTTATTTTCATTTCAGCGAAACAAGGTTTGTCTTTGCGCTCGTAATTAAATAGTTTCTCACTATTTCGCCTATCTCGTTATCTTGGTAGAAAACTTTGTCTATTGCAAAGAAACGTGCTACTTGTTGTTCCACGTAACTTGCCGTGCTTAACAACTTGCGTTTGTAGTTCGGTTTGCCGTTCATTTCAAGCGAATAAATCAAAGCGTTTTCCTCATCTTTTATCGGGGTTGTCTTTGCGTGTATGTACGTGAAACATTCGTTGCCTACTTGGATAATGTTACCCTGCAAAACAACATCGTTAAACTTGATATAGTACACAAACAACACATCTTTCGGCTTGTACTTGCACGGCAAATGCGGATATACTGCAAGTTCCCATTTACCGCCCGTAATCATCTGCAAATTTTGGTTGTCGAAACAAAAGTATTTGTTACTGGCTTTGTGTTGTACTATCGTGCTGCAATACTCCACCGCCACGATTGCGCCGTGTTCACCAAAGCGGTATATATCTATCGTTCCCTGCTCCATAAACGGCACTTGCTTCAATCCCATTTCGGTAAAGTACGGGCAAAACTTGTTTACCGTGTTCCCCAACATAAACACTTTAACATCGTTGCGCTGGCGTATTATCGTACTCAAAAGGTTCATAAATAACATAAACTCATCGGGCAAATAATACCGCCGTGTCAAAAACTCATCAAAGACTATCGTTGTGACATTCGGGTAACTGCTGCTTTTTTCGTGTTCCTGCTCTGAAAGGCAAAAGCCATAACAAAACGGGGTCGGGTCGGGTGTCCGCTTGTTTTTCTCTGCATCGTAGAAAGATAAAAACCATTTGTTCGACATATAGAACACTTCGTTAAATTTGCCATCTGTCAGTTCCTCAATAAGCCCGTTTGCCACGTGATTTGCAAACAGACTTTCGGCACGTTTGCCCCGTAAATCCTCACGCCACCGGCGTATATACGCCATTTGCTTGCCCGTCTTGATATAGTTTTCCAAACCATATTTTAAGGCTGCATAAGTCTTGCCGTTTGACCTTTCGCCAAATATAACATTATAGTCGGCGTTCTTGCTTAAAATCGCTTTCAAGTCGTAAAATTTCGGCTGGTCTGTCTTTGTCTTTCTTGTTGTCATACTCTTATTATTTTAGTCCTTAAATTTAATACCTCTCAAATAGTTTATGTACATAACCGAAAGGGAAAGGCTGTACCCTGTCGGCTCTAAATGTACGCCCGTGCGTTCGTTGTAATGCGCCGTGCTGCCTTTGTAGTCGGTTATCTCTCCTTGTATCTCATAGTCAATATAAGTATGTATGTTTTTGCCCGTTGCTTGCGGCGGTATATCCAAATAGTTGGTAAACGCATCAAATATCCCGTTTGCCCCGTACTTTTCAATAAGATACGGTATCGCCGCCTTTTTGTTCACGCCCGACACGGTTAAACTGAAATCGTATGCCCGTCCGTTTGCTTTTAGGGCGTTCGGTTCTTGCACCATATACCTTTTAGCTCCCAGCGTCTTAAACCGTGTATATGTACCCTCGAAATCCCAAACGCCCAAAGTCTTTGTTATGCCTTTTATCGTTTGCGGCTCGCAAAGCGAAAACGGCAAACCGTGGTACTTGCAGGCGGCTCGCAATTTCATTTGCACCTGTATATTATAAGCCTTGAAATACGCTTCATGTGCCTTGCCGTTCATTATCTTAATGCTGTCGGTGTCGCTGTAAATGTAATCGTCTTTTGCTTCGTGTATGCCCGTGAAAAGGTTGCGCCGTGCGTATGCGGTTACGAAAATGCCCCACGGGTAAAACAAGAAACGGTTTTTGCTGGTGTTGTATTTATATAGTAAATCCTGCTTTTGTTCGGCTGTCATTGAGTTAATATCCCATTCGCCATTATATGTAAACTCATCACGCAAAGGGTTGGTAACACTCATACCGTAACAACTGTTTAACATTTCTTTGCTGTTTAGGTACTCCACTTCTTTGCCCTCAACACCTTTTAATTTCGTCTTGCTCTCGTACAAATGCAGGATAGATTTTACAAACGGGGTCGGCAAATAGTCTTTCTTGTAACAATACATTTCACCCACTCGCATACTTTCCCACGAATAAAAGTTTTTGATTATATGAAAGTCCACGTCCGTAATTGTCAGCGCAATTTTTGAAGCCGCCACAATACGCCCGTTATTCTCGCACGGGTTTTCTTTCACAAAACATTTGCTTGCCGAAATCGGGTTGTCTTGCGTTTCGCTGGCAAATATGTTGGTAAACTCAATATCAAACACGCAACAATACTTTGATATTAAAAACTCAAATTGCGCCATACTCTTAACCGTGATTGCAACGCCTTTCGACATCGGGTATTTTTCCGCTATCATTACATACGGGTAACTGCTTGTAAAGTCGTAACTATCCACGTCATACATTATTTCGTCTGTATATTCGGCGTTGGCGTGTGTAAAGCCGCCTGCAAACGCACGTTGCAGCATATTAAATTCATTCATACCCGTTATTTGTAGTTCCTGCATCAGGTTTACGTAATCCCAATTTGGTACTGTCTTTCCTGCATCGCTTTTTTCACGCAAACAATGCGCACGACAATACTTACGCACAAACCCCGTTTTCGTTATCGGTATGTGGGTTATCCCCTTGCTTTCCTCTATACGTTCCTGTATGTAGCACATCACGACTTTAATATCGTTTATGCAATAATGTATTTCCGCATCAGTTAGCGGCGTTTCGCTGTGCCTTATTTGCTGGTAGTCCAAATCGCCCACGGCTTTTGCACACTTGTATTTCATAAGTTGTTCGCCCAACTTTGCAAGCGAATAACCCGAAAGCAAGTAACTACAACGAAACTCAATGTTACCCGTTGTTATCGCATAAATCGGTTTACGTAAATCAATACTGAAAACCCGTTGCCACTCAAACCACTTGCGCAAAAACTGAAATTCATAAGATAGGTTATGCGCATACACAATAAGGCGTAATTTGTCATTCAGTTGCAAAACCTCGCTTACGGTCTGCATCATCGTGACAAACTCGCCCCACGTGCGCCCCATTATTGTATATCCGTTTATGCCAAACTGCCAAACGTACATTATTGCGGCTTTCTCTAATTTCGCCTTGCGCCCGTTCCCGTCCTGCATACGCTGCATTTGCTCGTATGTGTACGCCCGTCCGTCCGTATCACGGTAAAAACTTGTCGTTTCAATATCAAAGGCGCACGGCACGTTGTAAAACCGTTCGCCCTTGCTGTTTCCGATAATGTTCTTTTCGTTTACGGCACGTTGCAAGACGCTTGCAATTTCGGTCGGGCTGTTTATTCTTTCTTGTAACTCAAAAGATATTTTTTTCATAACCCGAATTTATTAAAACCTTGTAGTATTCGGTCTATATCATCATCTATTTTGTTTGCCGCTTCATTTGCGGCTCTCTCTATTTCGTCATCAATCGCCCGTGAAATGCTTTCGGCTTCGCTCTCTATTTGGGTGCTTATATCCCGTGCGCTTTGCTCCATTTCGCCCGTGAAATCCTTGTATCGCATCAAATAACGCTCCACGAAATCACTATCTGAAACGCTGTTTAACTTGCCTTGCAAGTTCCTTGCCATAAGGTTGTACTCATCGGGCGTTAAATCGTACACACGTTGCAGGTGTTGCCCGTACTGCCTGGCACCTTGCGCCGTGCTGGTGGGCTGGCGTAAAAACGAAATCGCCTTGCCGTACTCAACTTTTAAGGCGTTCCAATCGTGCTTCATTGAAAACTTTGTGTACCCCTCTATATCGCCTTTGTTCAACGCTTGCACGGCTGGCGAAAGTTGTCCGCTTTGCTCTATATTCTGAATACGGCGGTTTGCCATTTGGAAAACCCTTGCAATCTCTTTTCGCATTTCGGGGCTGCTTTCAACGGCTTGCAAAATCTCTCTCTTTAATTTTATCCTGCTTGTTTTCGCATATACGGACGGCGAAAAATTAACCTTGATTTTTACCATAACGCTATTATATTAAATAGGGGTTACAAACATTGCAACCCCTACAAAGTTAAACATAACTTCCAAACTCTTACAAGTCCACAAATGAAATAGAGTAACACTTCTTGCCGTGGCTCTCGTACTCGTAAATAGTGTACCCGACTTTGCCGTCTTTGATAGTTTGTACCGCCTCATCATCGGCAAGAATTTCACGCACCGTTTCGGCGGTGTGGCTTGGTAGGTTCACCAACCGTTTGTTTTCCTCATCAATAATTACGGGGCTGTCGCCTAATTGTGATTTGTGGACATAAAGCCCATTGATTTTGTGTACCACATCTTTGCCGCCCTCATTTTCAGAGTTGAACATATCGGCTAACTTGGTGTACTGAAAATCGGTTGTGTCAATGCCAAACGTGGTCTTGTTAAATTTACTTGCAAAACTTTTCATTGTAGTAATCTTTTAATTGTTAAACTTGGTGTTAAGTGTTATTCGGCTGTCTGTCCTTGCGGTTCACCGTCAAACGGCAAATTCGGTTCGGGGTTGGCTTGCGGCTTCAAGTCCATAAGCCACGCACGAAAGCGGTTTATTTTCATAACTGCCCTTTGATTGCGGCATACTTCATTACACGCCATAAGGCTACCCAAAGCCGACAAAGCGGCAAACGAAAACTCGTCAAATGCGTTTCTTTTTTCTTCGTTCATTGTAGTAAACTTTTAATTGTTAAACTTATTGTTATTTTGTTTTTGGAAACTTCACCGTACCGCCGTGGTAGATATACGTTGTATCGGTTGTTATTATCACTGCTTTGCCGCTGCTTGCGCTTTCACGTTGTACGCTGCAACCCTGCAAGATTGCAGATAAAAACAACATCGCACCACATACGGCAAAAATCATAACACACATTGCAACTTCTTTAATTGCTTCTTTCGGTTGCTCTCTGAAATGCTGTATCAACTCTTTCATAATTTCAAAATGTTTAATTGAACACTGCAAAGATACAACATTTTTCTAACATACAAGCATAAGCGCACAAATTATTTTCGTTTTAACTTTTCTTAACTCTTGGTGTTGTGTTCCACGTGAAACAATTTCACGGGCGCACACGCATAACAAAAACCGTGCCAAAGTCGGGTGCGAAATGTTAAATTT